AATCATAAGCCAAGACGCAAAACGCTGTAGGATCTTTATACCCGACATCAAGACCTGCAAAAAGGTCCATTTCGCTAGTGTCAATTTCTGATAAGTCTGATACACATTTCTCATGATTAAAATTCCATACTTGTCCTTCGTAAACGTTAAAGTCGGCTAGGTATTCTTGATTAAATTCGGCTTCAGACATCGCTTTCCTAGCTTCGTTAATGTCTGATTTCGCGTGCCTTGGGTTTTCGTGATAGCTTGCTCTAATTGAGATCCATTCTGGGTATTCATCATTATAACCTCTATTATAGAAGTCTGAGAACCAGTTATTTCTCCCTCTAGGTGTAGAGATAAAGATAGCTTTACTATTTTGTTTGTCTAGTGTGGGTCTTAGTGCTACATTGAAAGCATCTCTGCCATCAACGAGCGCCGCCTCGTCAAAAATTATTAAGTCATATGATCTACCAACACAGGAATCTACTTGGTTAATTGAACCCATTCTTACAGTCGATCCATTAGATAGTTCAATAATACGTTCCTTCGCATTATCTCTTGTAACCTCCAAGTCAAAGTGTTTTATAAGATTTCGTTGCAAATCAAAAGAAATCTGTGATAATGAGTAGTTGGGCGACATTAATAATATATTAGTGTTGGGAATAAGAGCCATTAACTGACCAATTACATTTGATATATAAGTTTTGCCCTGTCGCCTAGATAGTGCGGCACAAACAAATCTATATTTAGGATTATTAATAGCGTTAATGAGAGCTGTTTGGGAAGGGATAGGTTCTATATCAAGTAGTTCTAAGTATCCTGCGACAGGTAGTTTTAAGTACCTAGTCTCGGCATCATAATCCATAAGATTTAATGCTGTAACATCCTTCCTGCTTATCTCAAGCATTAGTGAATAGTTCTACTTTCTTCCATTAGAGTAAGGGGATCAATTAGATGATTATCTTTAAGAAGGTTATACGCATGTATATACCCGCCACAAAGATCAGCTAATGCCCACTCTTCTTCAGAAAGTGAACTCTCTTTATTTTGTAAGTTTCTTAGTGTGGTAACACAATTATCTGCGATAAATTGTAACCACTCTGCTTTAGATAATTTGTCTATTTTATCTGCTATTATCATTTTGTTTTACCTGCTTTCAATTATTACACCTACACCTAGTACTTCTGCATGTGCAGCAAATATTTGATCGGTTTGATTCTTTTTCAGTACAATAGTTTCGCTTCCAGCTAGGGATAGTGTCCCTAATGTGGTATCGGCTGCATTTGCAACAGTTACTAATCTAACTGTGGTGCCAGAATTAATTAATCTTACAAATTCTGATGCTGCGAAAGTGGATGCTGCTCCTACAGTGGTTCCACAAGCGGCTTGAGCTGCTTTTAGTCTAAAAATCATCTTTTTCTCCTAACGCTTTTTCTTGCGCGTCCTTTTCTGGCATCATTTCTTTTACGGAATTTAATAGCTCGAAGTCTGCGCTTCGCTGCTTTTTTGGTTTTGGAAATGCCAGAAGTATTCTTTATTTTCCATCCGCCTTTTACCTTTTGAATAGGCATTATTTACTCTTTAAGAGCTTTTTCTGCTTCTTCTTTAGTATTAAATTTAAACAACTTACCATTCTTTCGAATTCTGAACTTTCCTCGTCTTTCTTCGATTTCGGGTGCTGTATTAATTATTATAGAATCCCCATCAGATACTGGATCTGATTTGGGTACTGCTATTTTGGTTTCATATTCTACCATTTAACTCTCCTAAGTCATTGCTGCGAAGATTTCTACATCACATGAAGCAGTGTTAGCAGCTAAGGTTAAGCTGTCTACGCTTGACCATCCTGAAAATGCACCACCTGAGGAGTGAATCTCGACTTGAGGACCTTCATCAGTTCCTCCGATTATTATGCTTTGTCCTTTTTCAATCTTAAAATATGCTGTATCCGCACTATCATCTTGTAATCCAATAGTAACAAAGTTAGTGTCATCTAAATTAGTGATTCTTAAATAAGAAACATCTGCTCTAATTAGTGTTCCAGCTGATGCTGCAGTACCAAACTTAAGAAAAGTGGTTGCAGTTGTAGTAGCTGTTACGATTTGTTTAAAGACCTCGTTTATACTTGCTATTGTAAAGGCGTTGGTCGCTCCTTGATCTTTGCCATTCAACGATATAGCTTCTGTGACTGTTACAGTCATTGTTGCGGCAGTAAGTGTAGTTGACATTTAATTTCTCCTAATTATTACGCTCTTCAAATAAGCGATCAACTTTTTGGGAAAGTTTACTAATTGCTTCCATTAATCTATCCATAACGTTGTCAACTTCTTTTCTAGTAACGTATTCTTTGCCAAGTTCTTCTCGAGTTCGATTTAATAGTATATCAATGCGCCTTATTTCGCGTACTTGTGCACCTATGATAATTATCAGGGGCGCAACGATTAGGGATAGTATTGCGTTCCATATTATCGTTTCCGAGTCCATTTTAGTGTCCTGTGTGTGATTGGGTGCATACACCCGTATTTTTGATTTATAATATTACTTAAATATTCCCATATTATATCAAACTTGAGATTTGATGTCAAGAAATATTTTTTGGTTGTCATTTGCATAATAAAATTTAAATAGTATTTATGATATGAGACGTATGTATATACTATTTGAAAATATTTTGAAAACTAGACATCAACTATATGAGTAACTTGTAAGTCTTTGCATGTGTTTTTTAAAAATAATTTTATACACTAAATATTTTTATAGGCTCTGACTTGCCTTTAACCAGTATATCACCTATATTTTCGAATCTATGGGGTATCCTACATTGCTTCATAGTGTCCTCAGATACTATGATTTTCCATTCTTTATAATCATTTCTACCTGCTGTGGCTTCTAGTCTTGCCGCTAGATTCACCGCATCTCCTATAACTGAATAGTCAAAACGAGTTTCTGATCCCATATTACCTACTATACAAGTTCCTGTATTAACTCCTGTTCCTACATTAATAGGAGGTAGTTCTAGTCCTTCTTCTTTGAATCTTTTATTTAGCTCTTGTGTCTTTTTATTAATTTCTATAGCTGATTTAACTGCTAAATCTGCGTGGTCTTCACAATCTAATGGTGCGTTCCAAAATGCCATAATACAATCACCCATATACTTATCGATTGTGCCTCCATTATCCAAAATAATCTTAGTCATACTATTAAGGTAAGTATTAATTAAATCTACCAAGCCTTCTGGGTCGTCTTTTTTCTTAAATGCTTCTGAAACTGGTGTGAATCCCATAATATCTGTAAATAAGAAAGTCATTTCCCGTCTTTCTCCCCCTAGCTTCAATAAAGAAGGATCATCTTGTAGCATTTTTACCATGTCTGGTGATAAATAAGTACCAAATTGTTTCTTAACCTGTCTTCGAAGAAAGAATTGTTCTATAAACGCTCTAAAAGTAAGAATTGACCAGTATAAAAAGCCTATAGTAATGATTCCTGATATATCTATTAAATATCCTTGGACAAATGACCATACTGACCAGTAATAAAGTGATACAAAAGAAACTATAAGTATAGGAATAGATAAAAATATCCTAGATGCTGTAAATAATAGTATTAAAACTATTCCTAGGGCTATTCCTATTTCGGCTGTCTGCATCCATATAGGTTGTGTAGGACTAGTTCCCATTATAAGGTGATGTAAAATATTAGCTTGTATCTCGTGTGGGTACATCATGCCTTTTGCTGTAGGTACTGGATTTACAACTCCTTCTGCTGTAACTCCAAATATAACGAAACTTGCTCCTGTTATTGGGTTTTCCAAATATTCTTTTGCACTCTGTTGGTAGAAGTCTATATTCGATGTCATCCAAACTCGTGCATTAGCGTCAGTCTCTATTGTTGGATAATTTGGTATTCTTAACCATTCTATTCCTGTTTGTCCTGTTTTAAGTTGATAACTTGGATCTCCTACTGCAACTCTTAACATCTCTAAAGCGAAGGAAGGGTATATTGCATTTTGCGAGCTGACTGCGAGAGGTATTCTTCTTACTACACCGTCTAGTTCTGGTGCACTTGTTATAAGTCCTACTCCTTTTGCAGTGCTTGCGAGGGAGGAAGTTTGGCGTAAGATACCTGGATATCTAAATAACCAATTCTTTGGGTCTTCTCCAATTTGAGCAGTTCCTACATGAGGACCACCTTCTGTTGCTTGTACTGAAGCTGCATAAGCTAATACGGTTGGTTTTATCGCCATTGCTGTTGATAGTTCTGCGTCATTTACTATGTCTCTTATATCGGGATCAGGCATTAATACTGTGATGCCTGGAACGGCATTTGTTTTCCATATTAATTCTTTATAAAGAGTTCTAGGAAGTGGATAGCCTCCGTATTCTTTTACTATTTCTTCATCTAAATTTACTAAGAGAATATTCTCGTTTTGTACTCTAGATTGTGTTAGCATAAGCCAATCAAACGACTTAAGCTCAAGAATTTGTAAAGGGTATGGGTTCCATATTAAAACCCCTAAAAAGCTTAATCCTATAAATAAATTAATAAGTTTATTAAAAACGCGTTTCAAGATAAAATCCGTTATTTATTATTACAATTGTTCCTACAACTAGCATTATTTTTAAGCCTTTATTTCTTTGATTATAGTTTGACATGTCTATAGCTTTATAGAATATGTAGTTTCCTACAGCTTTTTGCGCTATTATTCGCCCCTTACTTGGTCTTTCTGGTAGAAAAGGACCTCTTTCTTTTAGAGTACAACTTTGTATCTTTTGACAGTCTATCATCTTCATAGTCTGATAAGTGTCTATACTCTGTAAAAGTAAATGAGTTTTAAATTGTTGTTGATGTTTTTTGTCCCAGTCTTGAAAAGC